GCAAGCACTGGTGTCGCAAGTGTGAATAATCCATCACTGGCTGCGGTGTAATACTCTTTGATGTAGCGCATGCGGGCAGTATTGGGTTCTTCTTGGTGGAACACAGTAGCTGCTGCAACCATGTAGCGTACCTGTGGCGTTTCATAGATTTGTCCTGTTGAGCGATTTTTTACAAGATATTTTTCAATCAGTTGTTCAATGGCCGCATAGCTATACTGTTCATCTTTGGCATGATCAATCATGCCATCCATACGATTCCAGTCGTCTTGAGAATACCATTCCAACAATTCTGGTGTGTACAGTCCTGTTTCAACATTGCGCCGCACAATGTCATACAGCGACGGTGGATCATAAGAACCATACACATCTTTGCGCAGCATACTGAGTCGCTGTTTGCCAGCCACGTACTGATAGTTGGTATGCCCCACATCAGGATTGCTTTCAACATCAATGAGATCCACTATGGCCCTCAATGTTATGCCATCAATTTCTTTGGTTGTGATACCATCATAGAAATGCAACTGAGTACGGATTTCTATCATGCTCTGACTGACGTCTGCAATGCCTGAGCACACTTTGGCAATTTGCGTTTGCCATTTTTCCAAAGCCAATGGCTCTCGCTGTCCGCTGCGCTTGACAACTGTGATGTTTTTCATTGTTTTTTACCGAATTTGTAATTTTATTTGTTCTTGACCAACACTGTGCAGGCTATTGAACGGGGTTAGGTTGATATTTACGATCTGCCGTCGATCCCAATTCAATATATATTTCTTTTGGTGCACTAGGACTAAATTGTCCATGCCAGTGTCCACTAACTCTGCTGATTGCAGGTCAGGTCTATCTATCATTGCAATAGTATACAACATTCCCAGCCCGCGAGCAAGAGAGCAGAACACATTGTCATCTAACAATTGCCATGGGTCTGGCCATTGTTTGAGATCATCCCAGTGTAAATGATAAGGTCTCCAAGGAGATTCAAACCACCAAGCATTGACATCAACCAAGGCCTGTTCCAATGCAACGTTGAGACAATTGGCTCGCAGAAGATTCCACGATGCCAATCTCTGTTCAAAAGAATTATGCCACATTAGGCTAATTTTGTCAGTGAGTAGTTCAAGGTGGCATTGGCGCCAGTGTTGGTTGTGGTATAAGCCACTGTGACAATGCTGGTAGCTTCTGACGCTGTAAAAGTCACACCAGTGTCGGCATTTTGAAATCCTGAATCATCGTATACCATAGTAGCCCCAGTGCCATCAGTGCTGGCTACCACAGTGAATTTACCAGTGCGAACATTGGTACCATTGCGCACAACAGTGTAATCCATTTGAAATGCTTTGGCAATAAACACACCATTGTTGTTGGTCGGTGGCAAAGTGGAGTTAGTGGTATACAAAGCAACATTGCTGACGTTGTTGTTAAGAGTAGTCGAGACACCAGTGGCTCGGACATAGGTTCCCAGTGATAGCTGACTGCCATTGGTCAAACCTATGCTGCCCACATTGTTTAGATCGATTCGAGGGTATATTGTGGCGTACAAGTCGCTGCGCTGAAACATGTCGCCCACACTGATGTTGTTGGCAGCATCAATGTCAATCACAGCACTGTACGGTTGTGTGGTACCTAAAAAGTGATTGCCAACATCATAGAATGCATTGTGGCCTGATGCATTGAGAGCCACATTGGTTATCACAATACCTTCCACATATATGTTATCAAAAACATTGTGCAAAACTTTGAAACCAGTTGGTCCACCATTCACAGGTGACACCCCACCAATATAAACACCTTGGTACAAAGTGTCAAACTCTGATTCAGATATCACACAGGCTTTGACTTGTTGCTGAGTGTTGGTACCATAGGTGAAACCACTGAATTTGCAATTGTTGAAATTGACATGAGTACAAACCAGACTTGATGTACTGGCCCAGTCCACGGCCCGTGTGGGCACCGCGGCAGTGTTTAGATCAGATTCGATTCTTGGTCCTGCTATGGTAACTGAGTCAAAGTTGCAGTTTACCGCATTTTGAACCAAAAATCCGTCCATGATCATGTTAGTGGTCAACTTCATGTTGTTTATCATGATGCTTTGAGGAGGAATGGCACCATTGGTGCCTATGTTGGCACCAATCTGTTGTAAACTGTCTGCGGTGCGAAGCACATAGTTTGGCAGGGTTTCTGGAGTCCAGTAAGTGGTATTGCTGATAGCAATGCCTGCGGGCACAGCAGCATTGCTGCGATAGTAAGCATATGAAGGACCGGCCGAAGTCACTTGCACCAGCACACCAGCTTGGTAAGCTGCTGCCGAAGTCCATTCTTCAACTTGAAAATTCAAAATACTGCTTTCTGGACCTTCGCCGTACATCAAACAGTAAGGAGGCACTAAGATTGTGCCTGTGATAAGATAGTTGCCAGCTGGAAAATACAAGCTGCGTCTAATAGCAGGATTGACCTGTCTACAAAACAGTTGGAACAAAGCACGATTAATAGCAGCAGTGTCGTCAGTGACACCATCGCCCACTGCACCAAAGTCTTTGACACTGGCCCACTGATCCAGCCACGATTGCAAGCTTTGCGAAATTGGTGTACCAGCTGTGGGCCCAGTTTGCACTGTGTATCCTGCAGCCTCACCTTTGTAGGTGTAAGCAGCACTCAAAGCCAGAATGTCTGAAAATTCTGTCAGGATTTCTGTGTTGCCAACCACTGGTGCGCCATCGGCCAAATCTCCATTGCCAATGAACAATTGACGAGTGTCGGCGGCCCAGCCCAGTTCGGCACTGGCCAGGGGCTGCGGAAGATCTTCAATCAACCCTTTGCGGTTGGTAATTCTTGATATTTGTACAATTGCCACAATGTGATTCCTTGAGGTATCACATATTTAGCATGTAGTACTGTTCGACCTTTTTCCACCACTGTTGACGATATTGCTCAAATTCTTGGCCTTGCAGCACAAATTCTTGATATTGGGGGCTGCCAATGATGTTGTGATTTTGATCCAAATCAGGTTTAACACACATCAAAACTACGCCTTTTTTGATACGGGTTCCATGTAGTTCGTTGTGAGCTTCGGCATAGGCACACAATTGCATGAAATAGTCTTCAATCCACTCTTTGCGCTTGGGTTTATTGGTCTGCTTGTAATCCAGTATGCTTTCTTCATTGAGATGTATGCCTGCGCCGTCGGTGGTGCCTGCGTACACACCAGGAAAATACAGCGGCACCTCGATGCCCCAGAATTCTGAAACATTGACCAGACCTTTGTTGATTACTTCTTCGGCCATGACATAGCTGGGCCAACTAAACGGATTGGATCCTCGCGGTGGAATCACACCATCTTTGATATAACGCTCAAGATAGCTATGCATTCTGGTACCACGATTGGCTGCTTCTGTGGTAATCTGTTGTGCTCGGTCAGCGCCCACTCTAGCACGCCACTGATGCAATGCAGCCTTGCTTTCCTCACTCTTGGTTTTGTCCAAGATGGTAGTTACCGATGGTAACTTTTTTCCATCAGGTGTGGCATAGAATCGTTTGCCTTCCAGCACCACTCGAGGGATGGGCCGATAGTTAAATTTTGGATTATACACGGAAACTTTCGCCGCAACCACAACGGTCACGTTCATTAGGGTTTGTGAATTCAAATCCTTCGTTGAGGCCCTGGCGCACATAGTCCACAGTCATGCCATTGAGATACACTTCGTGCTTGCGATCTACCAAGACCACAAAGCCATCTTGGGCATAATTGATAGTGGTCATATCTGCTTGATAATTGTGCACATATTCTAAGACATATGCAAGTCCACTACAGCCAGTGGTTTTTACTCCCAGGCGAATACCAGCATAGCCTTTGGATTCCAATAATTTTTTGATTTTTTTACGAGCAGCGTCAGTTATGATTATCATGCCGTTTTTGATAGTCTTCTACCGCGGCCTTGATCGCGTCTTCAGCAAGGATTGAACAATGGATTTTGACTGGTGGCAGCGCGAGCTCTTGAGCAATTTCTGAATTTTTAATAGTTGCAGCTTGCTCCAGCGTCTTGCCTTTAACCCACTCGGTAACAAGAGAGGAACTTGCAATCGCAGATCCACATCCATAGGTTTTAAATCTTGCGTCGGTGATGATGCCATCTTGAACCTTGATCTGTAGTTTCATTACGTCACCGCAGGCCGGCGCACCAACCATGCCAGTGCCCACACTGTCATCACCTTTGTCAAAACTGCCCACATTACGCGGATTTTCATAATGGTCAATGACCTGAGATGAATATGCCATGTTGACATTCCTTTTTGCAAATTATACAGGAAAATCTCAACACAGTCAAGCTGACTGTGGATTATTGACCGCGTTTCATAGCAGATTTTGCCATTTTGTTCACAACCTGTTGAGCCTGCGGCACACTGAGTTTTTGTGGTCCAATGTCAGCACCTTTGAAACTGATCATTTCTGAATTTGGATCCAATGGCTCCAACACTCCACTCAGTGGAGGTTGACTGACCACGTCAATGAGATTCTGTTTGGTTATGTTGATGCCCAGGCTTTGGGCTGCTTGAATGAATGCGTCTTGGCTGATTTGCTTTTGAGCATTGGTGTCGTCTGCTCGACCAGCCAGAAAGTTTACCAATCCCAACAGTGCATTGGGATCGGCTCCAGTGGTTTGTGTTTCAACTTCATTAATACGCATTATCTGCGGCCGCGGCCCAGGGCGCTGGGCGAAGCTGGTTCTTCTTCGTCAGGCGCAGCAGCCATGTCACCAGCAGCAGCGGCATCAGCAGCAGCGTCAAGATCATCCATGCCTGCATCAGCCATGTCAGCAGCAGGTGCTGGAGCAGCGCCCATGGCAGCTATGCCTGCATCTGGAGGAGGTGTTTGACCTGTGACCACACCCAAAGCAGCATCTAACTGTTGTTTGGCACCTTGAAGGTTTTGCATCAGTCCAGTGAGAGCAGCAGTGGCGTCAGTGTTGAACTGTTGCGCTTGTTCAATGCCTACTTGATTCTTGATTGAGTCAACTAGGGCAGGCAGCTCTTTGAATTGCATTTCGCTGGCATCTTCCAACATACTCTGCATTTTGTCCACCATGTCTTGAGCTGCAAGAACAACTTGAGCCTGTTGCACTTCACTTTCTTTAAGCATTTTATACGCTTGACTCAAACGACTTTCAGTTTGCATCAGTGCAGCGCCGGCCACAAGTTTCTGTTCGTCCGGAGTGAGGCTCTGACCTTTGCTGGCTTTGGTCAACGCTGTGACCGTGGCAGGGTCTTTGAACTTCTTGATGTTTTGCATCATGACACCAGTGTTTTGAGCTGCGGTAGGAGCAGCACCTGGTGCAGCAGGTGCACCGGGCGCAGTGCCTGGCGTACCAGGCACAGTGGTTTCTTTGACTCTGGCTGCCAAAGCCTGTTCCATCATGACCAGTTTGAGATAAGCTGGGTTATGTTCACTGCGATGAAATGCGTGCTGACGGCGTGTTTCCTGCAGAGTATTTTGCACACGAGACAACATGTTGCGAGCTTGTTTTGAAGTCAAGCGATCAAACTGCATTTGTGTGCCAAAGTAGCTTTCGAAAGCTTTGGCAATTTGTTTAGTTGGCTTAATGGCCGCTAGTTCTTGCAATTTCATTTTGGAATCCTCTAAGTTGTATGTATTTAGCCAGATTTAGGCATTTTTCAAGTTCACGGTCAACCATGACATGTTGCTCAATTTTGGTTTGTAATTTGGTCAGCACCATCTCGTTAAACCCTGACTGACGACTACGGTCGGCCAGAGATTTTCTACAATGAATATCTGCAGACAGAAGATTTTTTTTTCTATCTAAGTTTTTGATATTTTGCGCTAGGGACAGCATGTTTTTGTTATCGGCCACACACCAGCTTATGGCTGTGCGTTTGTTGGCAAACTCGCCGATCAAGTCGCCGCTGAGATTATAAACCGTCACTGACTGTTGAGATAGGCTCAGATAATATTTCCCAAATGCCACATAGTTATCATTGTCTATGTTCACAATCATGGTGTGAATGTTGCGCTTGACTTCTTTTTCAGCCCATTGTTCTAACTTGTGATTAGATTTCATTTTATAACGTAGTTGGTCAGAAGCCACCCTACGGTGCCTACTAAAAATGCAATAATACCCAGACCCCAGTTGATCAACTGTGAATTGCGTTTTTCGGCCATGTCATGCACTATGTCATGCACTTCGTTTACCACAGTTTTGACATCTTCTATGTCAGTTTTGACAGTGACTATTTGCAGTTCCAAAGCCCGATATCGCTCGGCACACAATTCAACGTGAGCTTCAAGACTTTTCTTTTCGATGTCAGTGGTGTCAGACATTTGGATCTCCAGATCATTTATTTATGGTTTCAAACCATAAATTTTGATGTGGGCCTGCCACAGTCAAACAAGGTTGAACTCCGGGCAATTCGTCCAGTCCTGTTACCATGGGAATATCTTCGCATTCGGCAATTAGACCATCTAGATTGTCAAGATCATTGTTAACTGAATAAACACCAGCAGTTTCCACTGAAAAATCAAACTGCCAGGAACCATCCACGCACTCGGGTTCAGATTCGATTGTGGGCTGTGCTCTTAGACTGATCATCTGCACCAGTGTTTCCCAATTACGATGTTGATTACGTGCACGATTCCAATCTTCAATGTTGTGGATTATTCGACCAGTGCGATCAGCATAGGGCGCTTGACTGGCACGAAAGTGTCCAGTGACTCCAGTGCAAGTGCAGTCAAGCAGAGTTCTACATCGTATGATCATTCTGTGAGTATTTAACGCCAAACAAAAACCCCGGAGTTTTTAGTTCCGGGGTTGATCGAATCAAATGATTGATTAGGTTGTTAGCTTGAAGCCAACGCTTGTGCAACTGTCTAACTGGAAACCAGTGTAGGTAATATTGGCAGCAGCCAACATTACAGCAGCAGAAGTATTGGTGCTGGCGTTAGCAAAAGCGCCTGTCGGGTATGTAGCAACTGAAATTGCAACGCCGTCAACTTGGTACATGGCCACAGTTGAAGTTTGTTGAATTGCTTGCAACACGTTAGCAACGTATTCTGTTACGCCGCCTTCGCCGTTTACGCTGGTATTAGCGACCAAGCGGAAGAAGTCCAGTTTTGGACCTTGTGGTTGAACAGGAACGCCAGCCAATGAAGTGCTAGGAGCAACTGGACCGTTACGTGTGTCTAATGCGAATACTGGTTGTGAATCGCCATTTACGGGTGCGAAATATGCCATGATAAAATCCTTTAAAGTTAATGGTCTCGGTG